TCCGCCGTGGGGTAGGCGACGAAACTGATGTGGATGGCCTCGTTGGTGCTGAAGTGGATGAGGCCGGCAGCCTGCAGCTCGCCGAGCTGCCGGCGCATGGTGCCGTCGGCACGGATGGCGCACAGCTCCATCAGCCCGAACTTGGAGATTTTGCACTGGCCGGATTCGGCGGCCAGATCCAGCAACCGCCGGGCGGTGCGGTAGGCATTGCTGCTGATGGCGGCGGCCTCGATGGCCGCCACGGCTGCCCAGTAGGACATAGGATCGTGGCTCCTCAACGCTCTAGCCAGGTGATCTCGATGCGGCGGTAGGTGATCTCCCGCCCGGTCTTAGGATGGCGGTGCAGCTTCTCGCCACGTGTCTCGTCGGCGTCGACGGGGACGGCAAACGCCGCCCGGATGACTTGCACCTCGACGTCGCTGGGGTAGACACTCTCGCGGGCGAGGGCCAGCCGCCAGCGCTGGTCGGTAACGCGGTGGAGGATGATGTTCAGGCCGCTGGGGAGCGCGACGCGGTCCCACGCGCCCGGTATTGCAGCGTTGCGGTACATCGTGGCGGCGATGACGGCCAGCCGGGACGATCCCCGGCTGGCGGTTTTGGTGGCAACAGTCATGATGCTTCTCAGGCGGCTTTGCGCTCGGGCGGCTGCCGCAGCTTCTCCCAGCAGGTGCGGTCCACGTAATGGACAGGCTTGCCCTGCTTATCCTTGACGGTCTTCCATTTCGGCACGGTGAACCGTACCGCCTGGCCCTGGTCGTCGACCTCTAAGGGCTGCCCGCATAGCGGGCACGTGTTGTTGTTGATCATCGCTCCTCCTATGGCTCAGCCCGCCCCAGCCAGCGTGGCCAGGAATCCTATGATCCCGATGAAACCGATGGCCAGCATGAACCAGAACATGCCGGAGTACCCATTGCCGTCGCTATCGTCCATGGCTCAGCTCCTGCTTCTGCGCACAATCTCTAGCAGGCTAGGCCAGTTCAGATCGAAAAAGGCGACCAGCGCGCTTGCCGTGGGCATCCAGGATGGTCGGTCTTGGTCGAACTGGCGCATCAGGAGATTGCCATCATAGCGGAGGTCCAACTGGCCTAGAGCGTGAATCGCCAGCATTCGGCGCGTGGTGGCGCTCAGTTTGCGAAATAACAAGCCTTCCGGCGGGCCGTCTTCCAGGCCGTTGATGAGCGTCTCGAGCTTTTCCGCCGGCAGGTCCGGGCCACACAGGAGGGTCCAGTCGATCGCGCTGGGCTCAAGCGTAGGCGCGGCAACGGCCACGCCGACCGTCTCGTCGTCCTCGCCAGCCCTGCCGCCAATGGTGACGGCCGCGGCCGATAGCGAGCTGGACACGAGCAGCCCGCCATCCGGCGCCACGGTCAGAGCGATATTCGGTGAGGCGGTCGTGCCCGACCAATCGTAGTGCGGCGGCTGGTCCGCGGCGCGCAGCTGCGTAATCTCCTCCTGCTGATCCCGGAGCAACTCCGCTTGATGTGCGATATCCTGACGTAACTGTGCAATGGTTTGTGCCGCGTGACGCAGTACCTCTGCAGGTTTGGCGTCGCCGCGCAAAGAGTGCAGGATCTGGCAGCGCAGGTCGAGCATGGCGCGATTGAGGTCGTCCGCGAACTCCTGTGGCGGCCAGTAGCTGGCCAGCTCGTCAAGCGCGTTGTACAGCATGATTCCCAGCGCCGAGCGCGTATCCAGCGGTTTCGACATGCCGGATTCGATCCGCTCCCAATGCGCCATCGCATCCCGGTGAATCGCACCGACAATCGTCGGCAAGTCGTTCTCTGGCGGGCCGGCGGTGAACCGGCGATCAGTATTGATGGTCATGGGTTGCTCCTTTAGGGTGTGCCTGCGTTATGCCGCTGTATCCAGCGGCGCCAGGTAGGTCTGGCGCAGGCGCACGAAATCGCCGATGCGATTGTTGCGCACCGTGTCGTGCAGGCGCTGTTCACGCACAGCGAGTTCCGGTTCGGCTTCGGCGCTGTCGTCGCCGCCTATCAGCATAGCGATGGAGCACCTCACACTGCATCCGCTCGGTGATCATCAGGCCCCCAGGTCTGCGAGTTCGGAGATGACGACAACAAGGATGTCCTGGAGCGCCCGCTTCGCCGCAAGGGTCAGGGTAACGCGGCCGGTGAGCTCGCCGAAGCGCTCGCACGCATCCAGCGCCGCCAGGTAGGTCTGGCGCAGGCGGACGAAATCGCCAATCCGCCGACTCCGCACGGCGGCGTTGGCAATATCGACGACTGCCTGATTCGTCTCGGGCGGAGGTTGCTGCCGGTAGCGCTCGATGTCGGCCTGCATAGATGGCGACGGCGGTTCCTCACGAATCGGCGCCCGGGCGATCTTCAGCGTGGCCGCGGCACTGGCCACCGTGCCTACGATGCCGCTCGCCAATACCTCAACGATCCGCACCTGTGCCTCGCGGTCGTAAAGCGCCAGGTCGTTGAGCAGGCGATTGTTCTCGCGCATCAGCGTGCCGTCCATAGCCTCCCAGGCCGCCAGGCCGATGTAGCCTGGTCGGTGCGGCTCGGTAGCGGCGGGCGCCGCGGGCGGTTGCGCCGGCGCCAGGGCGGAAACATGCTCCAACACCGCCGCTTGGTTTCTCATCGCCCGGACTAATTCCACCGCCTGGACAGCGAGACCTCTCTCCAGCAATAGCCGCGCGATCATCTGCCAGGTTTCGCCGCGCTGCATGTTGGCGCATTTCCGCAGATCAGCCGCCACGATGCCACGCGGTATCTCATCCTCTAGCAGCGTGGCTACAACTCTCTGCGCCGCCAATGCGATCTGCTCGCTCGTAGCATAGCGCGGCTCCCGCCGCCCGATGTTGGCCGTGTTCTGCGTGTAGGTGGCGCCGCCGCGGGTGACGGTGCGCTCGGCTATCTTCGGAATTTCCGAAGATGCGACCAGTTGCTGGCGGTACTTCTCCACTGTCTTGTCACTGACACCCAGGTGTTTGGCGATGGCCAGATTGCTGAGCGCCGCCGCATTGGGGTGGCGCAACGCCGCCTTGATCGCCCGTTCCTTGTCCTCTGTCGAGCGGCGCAGGCCGTGCGCCTGGTTGACGCCGTAGGACGCCCACTGCGCATCGGTCTGCGTGCCCTGGTGGACAATGGCGGGCACCTGCCAGCGCTGCTGCTGCGTGTAGGCGGCCACCCGGTGGTAGCCGTCATACAGCCAATAGTCCTCGCCGTCGAACATGACGTCGACGGGCGGGAACTCGGCGCCCAGCTCCAGCGCCTCGGCATAGGCCGCGACCGTCGCCGGGTCGGTCATGCCGCGGGGCTGAGTGCCTCCGTCGCGGCGGATACTGGTCAGGTCGAGCAGGGTGGGCTTGGGCGCCGCAACCGGCGCAGGGCCGGCCAGCAGCTCACCCAATAGGTCGGGTGGGGTTTCCTGTCTCATGCGGCGCTCCTCGTGGTCATCCAGCGCTGTGTGCGCGTCTCGAAGAAGCCGGCCAGTTCCGGCTCATTGTCCATGAGGCGCCGCGCATAGAACGACGTGTAGCCGTTGTCCAGCTTGTACGCGCTGGCCGGGTCGTCGGTGGCCAGCGTCGCCTCCCAGCGCAGCACCTCGAAGAGCATCTTGATCCCGACCTGCTTGCCGCGGCGGGCGGCGTCGAGCGCCAGGCGTCGCAGCGAGGCGTAGACGTGCGGGTTGGCGGCGTGGAACGCTTCGAAGCGCTGTTCCAGCGTGAGCCCGCGGGCATTGATGGTCGTGATCCTGGGGTACAGGGATTCCTGGACAGGGGTGGTCATGGTCGCTCCTACGGGTGGTTCCCGATCGTGACGTTCAGGCGCTCGAGGCCGTCGGCGACGCGGCGCAGATGGTGCGCGATGGCGATCTGCCCGGCGGCGAGCACCAGAGTCCGGTCGTCCGCGGCGTCCTGTACCCAGCCTGCGTTGGGATCGACATCTCCATCTTCTGGAACGTAGACGATGCAGGTCTGCTTAATGGTCTCGGTCCGGCTCAGGCGGCCAATCAGGTCTAGCGCCTGGTCAATGGGGTCTGGCAATTCGTCGTGGTCTTCCGCCTCCTCTGCTGGTACGGCCATTGCGGCGGCCGCCTCTTCTGCCCGCCGGCGCCGCGTGTTGGCCTCAGCAACCGCCAATGCGAGGAGGAAATCGTCTGCGATCTCGTCGTAGTTAGCGATGTCTTGATCGGTGATGATTAGCGATCTGGGTTGCTGCGAAATGGGCTTGTATACGTCGTCGTCCAGGCTACGGTAGTAATCGCACGGCAAGAACCGGCACTGCCATGCGTCCGCGCCCTTCCGAGCATATGCCAGGACCGTTGCGCAAGGCAGCTCGATAAAAGCCGGCCGAAGGAACAAGTCGTAGTCATATCCAATGTAGCTCGGCTCCTGTATGTTTGGCCGCAAATACTCACGGGCCCAATCCGGCAGCCGCCCCCTGATCTCGTCCAGTACCGGCGCCCATTCCGCCAGGCGCTGCTCCTCGGCCTGCCGCTCGGCCTCGTCGCGCGCCTGCCGCTCGGCCTCATCGCGCTCTGCCAGCAACTGCTGGCCGCGTGCGATGGCTGCCAAAATTACTGATTCGTCGTGTTGTGTGCTCATTTGTGGTATCATCCTTTCCAGATCGTATGCACTCCCATCGATCCATGAGCGCCGCCGACTGCTCCTCGGCGGCGCTCCCCTTTCCCCACTCAAGAAACAAAAAGTAGTTGCTCGACCTCCGTCCAGCCAGTGTCCACCGGCTTCTGCAGCTTGGATAGATAGATCTGCGTGATGGCCACCGAGGAGTGGTCCAGGAAGCGCGAGATCTCCAGCAAATCCTGCCCGGCGCCGTCGCGGTAGCGCAGGTGCGCGGCCGTGTGGCGCAGGGTGTGCGTGTGGATGGCGGCCGGCGGGACGCCTGCCGCCACGAAGCGCCGCTTGATGATGCGGTTGATCATGCAGCCGCTGATGGGCCGCCCCGCCGCCACCGCGCGCACGTTGGGCAGGTGGCGGGCCCGGTCCGCAAAGACGGGCAGGAAGATGTAGTCGTCCGGCTGGATGGTCGCCAGCCGCCCCGTCACGCGCAGGAAGTTCACGACGGCGTGGTAGACAGGCGCGGGCAGCTCGTCCAGGCGCCCCTTGCCGCCCTTGCCGCGCCACGTGTAGTAGTAGCGGCGGCTGGCCGGGTCGACCTCCACGTCCTGCCAGCGCAGGTTGGCAATCTCAGCCGATCGGCGCCCTGTGTAGAGGTAGGCGACGATGAGGGCGTAGTCCCGGCTGCCGAGCAGGGTCTGCGTGTCGATGAGCTGGAGCGCGTGCCGGATGGTGGCCACGCTCATGGGCGCCGAGCGGTTGTACTGGTCCACCTTGAACCGCTCCGGCTGGCGGAACGGGTTCGGCCGCGGGTTGCCGCTACCGTCGATGTAGATGGAGCGCTCGATACCATCGCGGCCGACGAAGACGTACTTGTCGACGACGAACTGATAGAAGGAGCTGAGCGCCGCGAGCTTGCGGTTGATGCTGCTCTGGCTGGCGCCCGCGCCCTGCAGGTGGCGAATCCAATCGCCGACGTCGACGCCGGTTATGCTCCAGGGCGCCTTCTCGGCGAACTGGAAAAACTGCGTCCAGTCAGCCTGGTAGGCGCGCACGGTGTGGGCGCTGCCGGACTTGCGGCGCTTGGCCTCCAGCCAGGCGTCCTTCGCCTGCTGCCAGGCGACGGCCTGCAGGTCGCCCGCGTCCACGCCGGGTACGATCCAGGTCAACGGTACGGCGGGCGCCTCGTCGGTGCCCCGGGTTCGGGTGTCCATGCTCAGGCGAGTTTCAACAGCGCTTCGAGGTAGACGCGGCGCTGGGCGAGATACGCCTGCTGCTTGATGATGCTCTTCAGCTCGTTCTTGTGGAGCGTGAAGAGCGCCGGCCGGAGCGCCTGCGCACTACCGGCCGCCATGACCAGATAGTCCTCGTGCGAGTATTCGTCCAGCGTCGCGCACAGCCGCTCGTCCAACTGCGCAACCAGGTTGTCGTCGTCCATCGTGTGCCTCTCCCATATCCAACTCACTGCCGCCCGGCCGTCATGTTTAGCCACGAATCTAGATTCCGCGTCCCGCTGGGGACCGACACGGACCGGGTAGCAGGTCGATTGCTCCGGGGCCGGCTCGGGGTGTTCACCCCTACCGGCCAGCATCGAAAGGAGATACCCAGGCCCGCCGCAGCCCCCGTTTCTGCGGCGGCCTGGGGTGGCGGTGAGCAAGGTTCGGCGCAGGGCCTGACTTCGTGCTCGTCGCCACCCCAGGGTGTGGGGCTCTCCGGGGGCGGCCGGAAAGATCCCGAACCGCCCCCCACACCAAAGGAGGAGAAAGACCGCCGCAGCCGTCACACTGCGGCGGCCTGGGCTGGGGGCGAGCGGCGCCACGACGGCGCCGGAGAGGGCCAGTCAGTCTCGCCCCCAGCCCAGGAGCTCCCCCGGTAGAACTATCTCAGCCCGATGTACTCGCGGATGGTCTGCTGCACCACGCCCGGCGCGAGGGTAACCTCGGCGACGACCTCCCGCCGCCGCACCACGCCGAGCAGGGGCCAGGAGTTGCGCCCGTCGCGGTGGCGGGCGATGGTGGCGTCGTTCTCGCCGCCGATGGCCACGAGGTTCCGGTCGAAGGTGCCGGCGCTATGCTGGCCAGGCTTAGTGCCTTTGCCCGGACGGTGCAGCCCCGCGCGCTGGACGATCGTATCCCACTTGACCAGGCTGAGGCGGATGGTGCTGGCCACCGGCAGGTCTCTGCGGCGCTGGGCGTTCCAGCGGGTCTCGGAGGGCGCCTTGTCGCCGTCGGCGAGGCGCTGCATCTCGGCGACGAGCAGTGCGATTTGCTCGTCGCGGGGTAGTTTGAAGAAAGCCTGGCTGTGCTTGGCGCCGCCCATGATGCTGCTCCCATCGCGGTCTGAGGGTTGATGCTACTGTTCGGTCTCCACGTGGCCGGCGAGGACGGGCTCGGGCTCGGTTACGGTGATCCCGCGACGCTTGGCCTCCTGGCGGATGAGTTTCCGCACGGTGGAGGAAAGACCATCGTCCATGTTGTCGGCGGAGATGGCTTCGAGCATGGCCTTGTCGGTCGGTGTGCATACCAGGCGGATCCATTCCGTCTTGGGTTCGTTCATGCTCATCGGGTTAGCCTCCTAAGCTATTTGCTGAAGTTGCCCCACCATACTACGCCATTTGCTTAGACTTGTCAATACCCTATTCAAAATTGCTAAGCAAATGGCTTAGGAATTGGCGTATCATGGATGCTATGACCATCGGGGCGCGCCTGAGGGAGCAACGGCAGAAGTCCAAACTCTCGCTCGGACAGGTCGGGGAGTACGAAGGGGTCAGTCCGCAATACTTGTCTGATCTCGAACGGGGACGCAATCACCCAAGCGTGTGGGATCTTCTCGCCCGCCTTGCCCAGCGCTACGGCTGCACCACTGATTACCTCCTGGGGCTGGACGCCGGCCCGGAGGCCGATGTATTTGCGGGGCTGGACGCCGCCACCGTGCGGGAGCTCCAGGCCCTCATCGCCGACTTGCGGCAGTTGACCCCGGCTGAGCGGCAGCGCGTGCTCGCCGCCGCCCGTACCATTCAGAGGCTGTATGAACCTCATATCGTGGGCGAGGACGATGCGCCAGGTGACGCGCCGGGCGCGGCGTCATGAGCGCATCTGGCTGTGGGTGCATGACTGGGGCGTGGAGGTGTTGTGAGAACGCAGCGGCAGAAATGGTTCCTCGATGGCTCCGGCTCCTATGACCTGGCCATTGTGGGCGAGTCCCACTACCAGCAGCATTTGGAACGCCTCGTGGGGCGCCGGCACCCGGAGGGGGTGCAGATCGAGTGCGAGGCGGAGTTGTACCTGGAGCCCAACAATCCGTATGACCCGAATGCCGTGCGCGTGGACATTGGCGGCCAGGCGGTCGGCTATCTGGCGCGCGAGCTGGCGCCCCAGATGCGCGCGTTGCTCGGGCGCAGCGGCCTCGGCCCGGGCGCGCGGGTCGGCGTGCGGGCGGTAATCGTCGGCGGGCGCACCGGGCAAAGTTATGGCGTCTGGCTCGACGTAGACACCGAAGAGGAGGAGGAAGAGGAGGAGGAGAAACCGCCGACCAAGCGCAAAAGCAAAGGCAAGAGCGGCAAGTCCAACGCATTGCCGGCCGGTGCGCCGCCGACTCTGCCGCCGCCAGCGGGAGGCCGGCCGCCGACCCTGCCGAAATAGCTCGCGCGGGTTTTGTCCACCCCCGATCGCGGGGCCCAGGGCGCCCCTGTACAGATAACAGACGTTATCTGTACAGCAGGGGACGGCCGATCGAGACCTACGGCTATCTTCGGAATTTCCGAAGATAGCCGCCTTTTGGGGCAGATTTTAGGGCCGATCCATACGGCTGATGGGTGGGGGCAGACCAGGCCGCATGGACATTGATAAGCGAGGGCCGTGCGGCTGGGAGTGGCAGCCGCCAGGGGACTGGTTCACATCCGTGAGGTCGTAGGTTCAAGTCCTATCTCGCCCACCATCGAAATCAACATCGACAGCCACTCCTGTCCGCAGGGGTGGCTGTCTTGCTATACGGGAGGATGTTGTTATCAGAACAGCACACCCGTTCGCATGGCGGCACACCAAAAACCGCATGGATGGAGGCAACCGGAAGCCGCACGGCTAAGACTGACGGATAGGGGGAGTCATGCGTCTCAGTATGGCGATTGAGGGGTTTCTGTTGTATCGGGCAGGAGCAGGCTCGATCAACACCATGAAGGATTACCGCAACACGCTGCGCAAGTGGCTGGCGCTGGTTGGCGACGTGGATACCGGCGAGCTGGCGCCAGAACATGTGCGACGCTTCCTGTACCACCTGCGCATCGAAGAAGAGCTGGCGCCAAAGACGGTCAAGAACGCCTGGATTGCCATGAGTGCGTTCTTCACCTGGCTGGAAGGCGAGTTGGGTGTAGAGCACGTGATTCGGCGCTACAAGATCAAGATGCCGGCCGCCCAGAGCCGGGAAATCATTCCCTTGGCCAAGGCCGACCTGCGCCGGCTGCTGTTGGCCTGCGAGCGCACGGCAGAATGGGAGGGCAAGAAGCGCGCCGGTTCCACGACACTTAGGGCCACCCGGATCCGTGACCGCGCGATCGTCCTGGTGCTGCTTGATACCGGGCTCCGGGCCGCCGAGCTATGCGCCCTCTGCATTGGGGACGTCGATATGAAAAGCGGCGCGGTGCAGGTCCGGCACGGCAAGGGCGACAAGGGCCGCACGGTGTACTTGGGCAACGTGGCGCGTGAGGCGCTATGGCGGTATGTGGCGAAACGGCGCGACGCCAGGCCGGGCGACCCGCTGTTCGCGACGACACGGCACGGCAGCATGGACCGCAACGCGCTGCGTAAGCTGCTGTTGTCGGCTGGCAAGCGCGCCGAGATTGTGGAGCCGGTCACGCCGCACCGCCTGCGCCACACCTTCGCCATCACTTACCTGCGGAATGGCGGAGATGTGTACACGCTGCAGCGGTTGCTCGGCCATTCATCGATGGAGATGGTGCGCCGCTATCTGGCGCTGGCTCAGACCGACATCGCCGATGCACATCGGCGCGCATCCCCGGTCGACAACTGGCGGCTCACCTAGCCCAATCATCACCTCCACGGTTGACATTGGAACAGCCGTTCGCTACAATATCCGCAGTGATACGGATTTCGTAGCGAACTGCTGTTCTCGTGCTCAACGTGCATTTCTCCGAACCCGCCGACGGCGACGATTACACCTGGTGTCAGTGCGAGGTGCCTGGCGTGGCGGCTGAAGAGCTCCGCGACCCGGCGGACGTGCTCCGTATCGAGAACGAGCAACTGCGTACCCGGCTGCATGACTTGCGGATGGCGTTTGCGCAGCGGCGGGCGCTGGACAATCGTATCGAGAGTATTCTGAGTGAAGGCGCCTGAGCGGGCGCCTTTTTCATGTCAGGAGTAAAGAGATGGAACTGTTGGCGATTTCGCTGGGAATTGGGTTGCTGTTCGCGGCCGTGCTCGTGGGGATCTTCTGGTTGCGCAATCGTGCGCAGCAGTGGCCGGAGGTCGTCGCCTGGATTGACATTTGCGTGGCCGCCGCGGAGCAGCACCTGAGTGACGCCGGCGGCGGGGACAAGCTGAGCTACGTCCTGACACAGGTCAAGCTCAGATTTCCCGGTCTCAAGGTGGACGATCGGGTCATTCGCGCCGTGGTCGAGGCGGCGGTGTATCGTATCAAGCAGTGGCGAACTGCGCCACCACCCGATGTCCCGCTGCTGCCGATGCCCGATGTGCAGTTGATGCCGAAGGACTCCAGCACTGCATGAACGTCCTCCTGGTCGCGCCGCACTCCGATCTGCCCCAGGCTGATGCCGAAGTGCAGGCGGTGGTCAACGCGCTTCGCCCGACGGTGTTGCTCGGCACCATCAGCCTGATCGACCTGCAGCGCGAGCTGGCGCGGCCGCATGACCTCATCTGGTTCGCCTGCCACGGCGACCCGGACGGACTACAGATCGGCGCAGACTGGCTCCTGGACGCGCCGACGCTGGTGCAGTTGCTTCGGGCGCATCCCCCCAGTGGCGTATTCATCAACTCGTGCCAGAGCCTGAGTTTGGCGCAGGACATCCACCACGAGCTCGGCGTGCCGGTCATCGCCACGGTGATCTCGGTCGCCGACCTGGACGCGTATGTGACGGGCACGGCGCTGGCGACCGCACTGGCGGCCGGCGTCGACCTGCACCACGCGTATCAATCGAGCCGCCCGGGCGCGGGCAAACATCGCAACTACATCATGCTCAACAATCGCGTCGAGATGAATGCTGATAACCGGATGGATGACCTCGCCAAACTCATGCTGCAGATCGGCGCCGATCTGCGCCAGCAAATCGAGACCGTCGAACGGCGGATGAGCGAGCGTATCGACGACATCGAGACGCGTGTGGGGCATCGACTGGACGCCATCGACAACCGGCTGCCGCTGTTGGCGCGCCGGCCGGGACACCGGCGTTCGCTGCAATGGGCAGCCGGATTCAGTTTGTTCGTGCTGGTCATTGCGCTGGCCTATGTCCAGGTCCGGCAGGCGCTGGATCTGTCGCCGGCGGCGGCGCTCTTGATTTCGATTCTGTTGCTGGCAGGGTCGTTCGCTCTGTTCGCCAGCGGGCTCGGGTTGCAGTTTGCCCCGCGCGCATCAGGGGCCGAGGAGTAACATGGACTACGAGGACGCTATCGGCGTCCCAGGCGCGATGACCGTGCACCCGACCGGCTCGCAGTCGGTCACGGTGGCCACGTTCGCCGGCCCGCGCAAGTATGTGCCATTCGATATCCGGCCATGGCCAGAGCGGATCGAGGCGCGCATCCGAGAGCTGGAGCAGGAGATCGAGTATCTCCAGCGGGAGATGATTGCGCTGCGCTCTCGGTCCGAGAGGGGGCCAGTTGTCGAGGCGGCGCTGAACTGGTCAGCCGTTGAAGCGGACTCATATGCCTAGCCGTGCCCCGACTGCCTGTCGGCGGCCAGGCTGCGCTGGCGTGGTCAGAGGCGGCATGTGCAGCCGCTGCGGGCCTGTGCGCCGGGATGATGCGCAGTACGACGAGCGGCGCGGCACGGCGGCCCAGCGTGGCTATGACGGCCTCTGGCAGCGGGCGCGGCGCGTGAAGCTCGCCGAGCAGCCGCTGTGCGAGGAGTGCCTGCGCCAGGGCCGGGTGCGGGCGGCGGCGCTGGTCGATCACATCGTGCCGATGGCCGATGGCGGCGCCCGGCTGGACCCTGAGAATTGGCAGAGCCTCTGCGAGGAATGTCATGCTACAAAGACGGTCCGGGACCTGGCCCAGCGCCGCAGGGGTAGGGGAGTGCAGATCTTGGCCCCCGACCGGCCCTAGACCGGGTCGGGTACCCGATCTTTCACGCCTGAGAGAATCCGCAAATTGTGAGAATCCGAAATGGGTAGTTTCTTGAGTGGAGCACACGCAGTCGGCCCCAGCGATGGGCCACCGCTGACGGCTCCGACTGATCTCTCGCCTGAGCTATTGCCCTATTGGACTGCAATCCTGGAGCAGTTGCCGGTGGGCGTTGCGACAGCCCACGATACCCAGATCGTGATGCAGCTCTGCCAGGCGCTCCACCTGCAGGCAACCGCCTGGCGGCAAATCATCGATGATGGCATCGAAACCGTAGACGCCGCCCACGGCGGGGACAAGCGGCGTAATCCGGCGATCATCACGTGGCGCCAGGCCGCGGACATGGCGCTGCAGTGCATGAATCTACTGGGGCTGTCTCCGGTCAGTAGGGCGCGGATCAAAGCGGCCGATGCAGAGCGCGCCGATCCATTCCTCGAGTATTTGCGACAGCGACATGGCCCACGTGCGCCCCAAGAAGACGCCGGCTGAGAGATACATCGATTGCGTGGTGCGGGGCCGGGTCCTCGCGTGTCGGTGGGTGCGGCTCTGCTGCGAGCGACACAAACGAGATCTCGCAACTGGCCGTCGACGAGGGCTGTATTTCGACCGGGATGCCGCTCAACACGCGCTGGATTTCTTTCAGTTCCTGCACCACAGCAAGGGCCGCTGGGCCGGTCAGGCACTGCGGCTCGAACCATGGCAGCAGGCTATTGTTTGGATCCTGTTCGGCTGGTATCGGCGCAAAAGCAAGACACGGCGCTACCGGGGAGCCTATATCGAAATCGCGCGCAAGAACGGCAAGAGCACCCTGGCGAGCGGGCTGGCGCTTTACATGCTGCTGGCCGATGGCGAGGCCGGGGCAGAGGTGTACAGCGCGGCGACAAAGCGCGACCAGGCGAAGATTACGTTCGATGAAGCGGCGAGGATGGTGAAGTCCTCGCCCTTTCTCCGCCAGCACATCACGGTGCACAAAGACAAGCTGTTCTTGAAGTATGACACGGCATCGAAATATGAACCGGTGGGCCGTGATTCTGACACCATGGATGGCCTGAACGTGCACTGTGCCGTGGTCGATGAGCTGCATGCTCATCGAACTTCCGAGACCTGGGACGTGCTCGAAACGGGCATGGGCGCCCGCATGCAGCCGCTCATGTTCGGCGTCTCGACGGCTGGATTCAATCAATCGTCATTCTGTTACGAGCAGCGCCGCTATGCCACACAGATACTCGATGGGGTGTTGGCAAACGATGCGTTTTTCACGATGATCTTCACGCTTGACGAGGGGGATGACGAGTGGGACGAGCACAACTGGATCAAGGCCAATCCGAATCTGGGTATCAGCGTCGATCTGGACGATCTGCGCGAGCAGGCGCGCAAGGCGCGCGAGATGCCCTCGGCGCTCACCGCGTTTCTAACCAAGCGTTTGAATATCTGGACACGCGCCGCGCAGCAATGGATCCATCCGGATCGGTGGAAGGCGTGCGGGGGGGCATTCGATCCTGTCGCGCTGGCTGGTCGCACCTGCTATGCGGGTCTTGACCTATCGAGCACGCTCGATATTACGGCGTGGGTGCTGGTCTTTCCGCCTACGGCTGATGATGAACGGTGGTACGTGCTCCCTCGCTTCTGGGTGCCCGAGGCGGCCATGTACGAACGCAGTCGCAATGATCGCGTGCCCTACGACGCCTGGTGTACGGCTGGCCTGATCGAGGCGATACCTGGCGAGGTCATCGACTATGATTACATCTATGCTCAAATCGACCGGGATGCACAGACCTATGATGTGGCGGAGGTCGGGTTTGATCGCTGGGGGGCCGCGGCGATCTACCTATGGTTCGCCAAGCGGGAAATGACAGTAATACAGATCGGACAGGGCTATGTCTCCATGTCGGCGCCGATGAAGGAACTAGAGAAGCTCATCGTGAGCAAACGACTGGCGCATGGCGACAATCCGGTGCTGACGTGGATGGCGCACAACCTGGTGGCCACTACCGATCCGGCGGGCAATATGAAGCCGGACAAGAAGCGCAGCAACGAGAAGATCGACGGCGTGGTGGCGCTGATCATGGCGCTCGACCGGGCGACGCGCCACAACCCGGAGGCCGATCGGTCCATCTACGAGGAGCGGGGGATTCTGGCGCTATGATCGATTACGTCGATGTCCTGGCCTTCGTCGGCGTGCTGCTTGTCGGCGCTGCGGTCTGGTCCATCGCGGCCTGGCCGGGGCTGCTGGGATATGTCGGCGCGCTGCTGATCGTCGTGGCGGGCGCTCTGGCCTGGCGGCGCGTGCAGCGACACGAGTGAGAAAATGGCCATAATGGCGCAACTGACACAACGGGAACGAGAGGTCGTGCGGCTGCTGGCCTCAGGGCGCAATCAGCGCCAGATCGCCGCGCAACTGCACGTTTCCTATGCCACCATCAAGGCACACGTGAGCAACGCCCGGCAAAAGACGGGCGCGCAGTCAGCGCTGGAACTAGCCGTGCGCGTGGCGGCGGAGGGCGACAGCCGGTAAAAATCCTACACGTGGACAATAGAAAAGGTAGGCCGAGGTCGCTATCCTGGGGTAGCGACTTTTTTTCGGGGTGGGTGCGTGGGCTTTCTCTCTCGATTCTTCAGACCAACCGAACAGCGCAACTGGCTCAGCGAGGCGCGCACTGGCGCGGCGCTGGGTCTCGGCGCGTCGGTGGCCGGGACGACGGTGACGATCGACTCCGCCATGCGCAACATGACGGTGCTGCGCTGCATCGGCATCATCGCCCAGTCGCTGGCCAGCGTGCCCCTGGTGCTCTACCAGCGCAACGGTCGCCAGCGGACCCGCGCCACGAACCACGCGCTCTATTCGGTATTGACCACCGTCGGCAACAGCGAGATGACGGCGTTCGAGCTGCGGGAGACCCGCCTGGCGCATACACTCGCCTACGGCAACGCGTTCGCCGAGATTCAATACGACAGCAACTACCAGATTCGCGGGCTGTGGCCCCTGGCGCCCGATCGCGTCGGCATCGAGCGCACGGCGGCCGGGAAGCTCGCGTACACCTATTGGTCGGACACGGCCGGTGCGGGCTATGTGCTGCCGGCGTATCGGGTCATGCACACGCGCTATCTGGTGTGGCGCAACGTGTGGGGCCTGAGCCCGCTGAAGCAGGCCATGAACGCGCTCGGCGTGGCGGCTGCCGCGGAGGAGTTCGGCGGGCGGTATTTCGCCAACGGCTCGCGGCCCAGCATCATCCTCAAGCACCCGGGCCGCCTGAGCCCGGATGCGTACAAGCGCCTGCGCGAGTCGTTTGCGGAGCGCTGGGAAGGGCTGGACAACGCGCATCGGGTCAACATTCTCGAAGAGGGGATTGCGCCGGAGGTGGTCGGCATCCCACCGGACGAGGCGCAGTTCCTGGAAACGCGCGAGTACCAGGTCCAGGAAATCGCCCGGCTGTACGGCGTGCCGCTGCACATGCTGGCGATGAGTCAGTCGACCACATTCGCCAGCTCCGAGCAGGACGCAATCAATTTCCGGCAGTTCACGCTCCTGCCTTGGGCGCGACGCGATGAGTCGCGCCTGATGAACGATCTCCTGACAGGCCGCGAGCGGCAGGACGGCTACTACATCGAATATCTGCTCGACGGCATCGAGCGCGCCACCATCGACACGCGCGCCCAGGCGTACAACACGCTGGTGCAGATGGGCGCCATGATGCCCAACGAGGTCAGGGAGCGGGAGAACCTGGACCCGGTGCCCGGCGGCGATGTGCTGCTGTTGCCGCTCAACATGCAGCAGATCAGGCCCGACGGCACGGTGGTGGCCAGCGGCGAGCCGGAGCCCGCGCGGGCGGCGCCGTGGCTGGCGCCCCTGCTCTCCGACGTGCGGCGGCGGGTCGTGGCTCGCGTCAGCAACGACGTGCGCCAGGGCGGGGCGAGAGCGCTGCGGCGTGGCGGCCGCCAGGCGCTCGGCGAGTGGGGCGAAACGCAGATCGTTGAATGGCGCATGGCCGGCGATGAGATGCTGGCGCCCGTGCGCCAGGCCACGGGTGATGGCGAGTTGGCGGCGCCGGTGGCGGACTGGGTCGCCAGCGCCTATCAGATGGCGCTGCGGGAGCTGATGGGGGGGACCGATGGAACGGCGATTGATAGCGACTGAGCTGCGGGAGCTGATGGGGGGGACCGATGGAACGGCGATTGATAGCGACTGAGCTGCGGGCAGCCGCCGCGGGCGATAGCCGGGCGATAGCCGGCTATGCGGCGCTCTTCAACACTCTCTCTGTTGTCCTGTGGGATTTCCGCGAGGAGATCGCCCCCGGCGCGTTTGCCGGTACACTGGCCAACGATGTACGGGCGTTGTGGAACCACGACGTAACCCAGGTGCTCGGCCGTACGACGAATCAGTCGCTGCGGCTGCGCGAGGATAGCATCGGCCTGGCGTTCGACCTGGACCTGCCAGACACGCAGCTGGGGCGGGACGTCTACACGCTCATCGCCCGCGGCGACGTGACACAGATGAGTTTTGCCTTTCGGATGCTGCCAGAAGGGGACGAATGGCGCATCGACGGCGCTGGCCAGTACATTCGCCGCCTGCTGCGCGTGGATTTGGTGGAGATCTCGCCGGTCACATTTGCCGCATACCCGGAGACCAGCGTCGACGTGCGGATGGCGCTCTGGGGCGAACGAGTGCAGATTCCCGATGCGGTGCGCCGGGCGGCGCCGGGCGTCGGTGTCGATAGCATGGCGGCTGCGGCGCGGGCGCGCCGGCGGGCCATGACGGAGGTGGAATTGCAGTTGGCAACCCGGTGCTATGCCGGGAAGGAGTCGAGATGAGGAACCAGATCATCGAACTGCGGCGCAAACAGGTGGAGCTCGCGGAAGCCGCACGGGAGATCAACGGGCTCCGCGCTGAGCGCGAGCTGACGGAGGACGAACAGCAGCGCCTCGACGCGACGCTGGCCGAAATGGCGCGGCTGCAGACAGCCATAGAAACCGAGGAGCGGTTGAACGCCGTGCCCGCCAGCCCGGCCAGCGACCCGCGGATCGGCATGAGCGAGCGCGACCTGCGGGGCTACAGCCTGCTGCGGGCGATCCGAGCGAGCGCCAGCCGGGACTGGCGCGGGGCGGAGCTCGAACGCGAGGCCAGCGAAGCGACGGCCAAGCGTTTCGGGCGCGCGCCACAGGGGTTTTTCCTGCCGGTCGACTGGCTGGAAAGCCGCCAGCTCCCGAACGGCGCCGAGCAGCGCGATCTGACCGCCGGCACCAACAACGCAGGCGGCTACACCGTGCAGACGTCCGTCTTGGGGCAGTCGTTCATCGATCTGCTGCGCAACCGGATGCTCTGCCGGGCCGCAGGCGCAACGGTGCTGTCCGGCCTGGTCGGGCCGGTCGCCATCCCGTCGCAGACGGCGGGCGCGACGGCCTACTGGGTGGCCGAGAACGGCGCCCCCACGGAGAGCCAGCAGACGATCGGGCAGTTGGCGCTCTCGCCCAAGACGGTGGGCGCGTACACGGACATCTCGCGGCGCCTGCTCATCCAGAGCAGCATCGACGTGGAGATGATGGTGCGGGAGGACCTGGCGCTCGTGCTGGCGCTGGCGCTCGATCTGGCCGCGCTGCACGGTACGGGGTCGAGCAATCAACCGACGGGCATTGCCGCCACCTCCGGCATCGGCAGTGTGGCGGGCGGCACGAACGGCCTGGCGCCCGCCTGGTCGCATATCGTCAGCCTGGAGACCGAGGTCGCCATCGACAACGCCGACATCGGACGGCTGGCCTACATGACCAATCCGAAGGTGCGCGGCAAGCTGAAGACGGTCGCGGTCGGCACGGACCAGCGCATGGTCTGGAGCGACAGCGATACGCCGCTCAACGGGTATCCGGCCTACGTGACCAACCAGGTCAGCAGCACGCTGAGCAAGGGCACCTCGAGCGGCGTCTGCTCGGCGATCTTCTTCGGCAACTGGGCGGATCTGGTCATCGCGCTGTGGAGCGGCATCGACATCCTGGTCGACCCGTATACGGGCTCGACGGCAGGCACGGTGCGCGTGGTGGCGCTGCAGGATGCGGACATCGGCGTGCGCACGGCCGCGTCGTTCGCGGCCATGCTGGACGCCCTGACCACCTGATCGTAGACCCGGGCTCGGGGCTGACTGGCCCCGAGCCCGGGTCCTGTGGAGGATTCATGCGGATCACAATCGTGCGGCCGACAGTCGTCAAGCCTGTTGGCGCAGAACCCAGATCTGTCGAACCGGGGGACGTCGTCGACGTGGACCAGCAGCAGGCCCAGATGCTCATTGCGCTGCGCAAGGCCGTCATGGCGCCGGCGGAGCCTGTTGCGCTGGCGGGCGTCGAGCGCGCGGTCGACCCTGCGGCGCTGCACGCCGAAAAGCGCAAGCGGACGCCACATGGATAGCCTAACCGTCATCACGCCGCCCGCCGAGCCTATCGTGACGCTGACCGCCATGAAGGCGGCCCTGCTCGTCGACCACAGCGCCGACGATGCGCTGATCGCCGCACTCGTGGCGGCGGCGACGACGGAGGCGCAGAACAGGGCGGCGCGGGCGCTGGTGACGCAGACGCTGAATCTGGCGCTCGACGCCTGGCCCGCGGATGGTGCGATACGGCTGTGGTGGCCACCGACGCAGTCCGTGTCGTTCGTGAAATACTACGACGGCGACGGAATGCTGCAGACGGTGGCCGCCACCGACTATACGGCCATCCTGGACGTGTGCCCGGCGCTCGTGGTACCCGCGCCGAACAAAGCATGGCCCAGCACGTCGCTGCGCAGCTTCTCGCCGATCCGGGTGCAGTACGTGGCCGGGTACGGCACCGCCGCGGCGGTCGCCGCGGCTGACCCGGAGCTGGTTCACTACGTCAAGGCGCTGGTGCAGGTGGATTACGAAAATCGGGAGAGCATCGGCCCGCAGGCGTACCAGCAGCGCGAGCGTATCCTCAACGCGCTGAAGGCGAAATGGGGGTGGGCTGGATGAGGATCGGCGACCTGCGGCACCTGGTCTACCTGCAGACACCCACGGCGAGCCGGACGGAGCGCGGCGCCGAGCAAATCACGTGGACGGATTCGCCGGCGCTGCGGGCGAAAATCCGCACGACCAGCGGGGATGAGCGCAGCGCGAATGACCAGACCGTCCCGGTGGCGGCGCACGAGGCGACACTGCGCTGGCCGCTGCCAAGGGGCACGGCGATCTCGACGAAGAGCCGGCTCAAGTGGCTCGACGACGGCACGGCCCGGTATTTCTCGATCCTCGCCATCTTGGAACCGGATAACCGGGGCCGCGTGATTGTCCTGACATGCCAGGAGCTGATCGGGGAAACCAGGGGGCTGTGATGGCCAAGCGGTACATGAAGCGCAGGGTGCAGGTGGAATGGTACGGCGACGACTTCACGGCCGTCGTCGACCAGTATGGCGACGAGGCGCTGTTTGCGGCCGGGCAGATCGTCCTGGCAGATGCGCAGCGCCGCGCGCCGCGTGGTCCGACCGGCAACCTGCGGAAGTCCGGCTATGTCGGCACTAAGGATCGCAGCAGCTACATGTGGCGGCGGTACTGGCGCAAGGAGAAACGGCCACCGAAGGGCAGCGCGGTCGTAGCCTTCACGGCGCCCCACGCACATCTGGTCGAAGGCGGCCGACGGCGGGCGGGGGCAATCGTGCCGAAGCGGCGCCGGGCGCTGAAGATCGGGGACCGCTTCGTGAGCCACAGCCGGTTCCGGCGCTACAGCTCACGTCCGTTCCTGGGCCCCGCCATCGACGCCACGCGCGAGACGCTCGTCGCGGAGCTGGCCGGGGTGTTGAGGCGGCGGCTGGAAGAGAAGCTGCCGGGGGCCCGCTGATGGACATGGGGAAGATCATCTACGATCGGTTGACGGGCAATGCGGGCGTGGCGGCGCTGGTGGCCACCCGCGTCTATCCCGACGAGGCGCCCGACGACGCCGATCTGCCGCTCGTGGTCTACGGCGTGCAACTCAGCGACCAAAACGACGGGACGGCGCCGATGAAGGAGTGTACGATCACCGCCCACGGCTGGGCCGCCAGCGACAGCACGGCGCAGAGCCTGGCGGAGGCGCTCCACGCCGCGCTGGAAGGCTATAACGGCCAGGCGGATACGACCGCGCTGCGCTGTCTTACCCTGACGGCCTACGACGAGGAGCGCAGTTTCGAGATGAACGTGTGGGGCCGGCTACTAACCTACAGCGGGCTCGTAGTGTTGGGATAGAGGAGGACACATGGCAGTAACAGATATAATCGTCTCTCCGGCGGCGCTGTGGTATTCGCCGCTGAGCACGGCGCTCCCGGACGAGACCACCGTGGCGGCAGGCGCAGCCTGGGCCAGTTGGACCAGCCTGGGCTACACGCTGGCCCCGGTCGAGCTGGGTTTCGACGTCGAGACGTTTGAGTTGGAGGTGGAGCAGCTTGCCAACCCGATCCGGCGGGTGCGCACGAAGGAGGTGGCCACCATCGAGACGATGTTGGCGGAAAACTCGGCCGCCAACCTGAAGCTGGCGTTGGCCAGCTCGCAGAGCGTCACGACCGTGGCGGCGGGCGCGTCCCAGCACGGGTTCGATACGCTGAAGGTGGGCGGCGAGGTGCTCATGCCGGAGTATCAGTTCGGATTCGAAGCGGTCGTCTACGACAGCTCCAATCGGGCGCTCATCAAACGCGTCTTCGTGTACCGCGGCACCGCGGTCATGGGCGGCAAGCTGTCATACTCGAAGAAGGCGGCGGCCGGCATCCCGCTGAAGATCATCGCGCTGGCGGACACGGCCAAAGCCGCTGGCCAGCAATTGATCGAGGTGCAGTACGTCACCGCCTGGAAGACCTCATGAGGGAGATCGAAATCATCCTGGGCGAAACATCGTATCGGGTGCGGCAGGCGCCGATCCGGCGCGAAGCCATCTGGCGGCGCGAGCTGCAGGAGCAGCTCGCGCCAGTGCTCGACCTGGTGGCCAACGCGCAGACGATCGAGTTTTCCTCGCCCGCGGATCTGGCAGCGTTCGTGCGGCGGGTGGCCCCGCTGCTGCTCGACGCCACCGACATCATGCTCGAGCTGCTATTCTCGTATGCGCCCGAGCTGGCGGACCAGCGGGCGCAGATCGAGGAGACCGCCTACAGCGACGAGGTCCTGGCGGCCATGAAGGGGGTGCTGCGCCTTGCGTACCCTTTTCTGGCCGACCTGACGCAACTGGCGGAGCTCGGACGCACTTCGATGGGGAGTGGGGCGCCGCCGACCACATCGCCGACGACCTCGACGAGCTGATGCTGGCGGAGTGGCCCGCGGCGGCAGCCTGGGCCGATGCCGGGGCACAAAGCCGGCTGGTGGCGGCCTGGCTGCGGCGCAAGCGCATCGAGGCCAGGCTGATCGCCGCCGAGGTGGGCCGGCTGTTTGCGGGCGCTGGCGACGATCACCAGAGGGTAAGCGAGAGCGACATGCTGGCGATGCTGGGCGTGACTGTGCGGGGGCTGGATGGCAGTCAAATTAGCTGACGCAGTTGCCTATCTGCGCGCCGACAACGACCAACTGAAAAAGGACATGCGCGAGTCCGAAACGGTGATGCAGAACAGCGGCAGCCGGTTCGGCAGCGTCCTGCAAGGCATCGGCATGTCAGTCGGGCTCGGGCTGGCCAATATCGCCGCGGATGCCGTCGGTGGGGTGGTCACGTTCATGGGTGACAGCGTGCGCGCCGCCAGCGACATGGGCGAAACCGTCTCCAAGACCAACGTGCTCTTCGGCGCATCGGCGGCTGGGCTGCTGGCCTGGGCCGAAACCGCCGCCACCACCATCGGCCAGAGCAAGCAGCAGGCGCTGGACGCGGCGACCACGTTCGCCACGTTTGGGCGCGCCGCAGGGCTGGCGGGCGACGACCTGGTGTCGTTTTCGAGCGAGTTCGTAGGGCTGGCGAGCGACCTGGCCAGCTTCAACAACACCTCGCCAGAGGACGCGATCCAGGCGATCGGCGCTGCCCTGCGCGGCGAGGCGGAGCCCATGCGGCGCTATGGCGTGCTCCTCGACGACGCCACGCTGAAGGCCGAGGCTATGAAACTGGGCATCTTTGACGGCACGGGCGCGCTGACCGCGCAGCAGAAGGTGCTGGCGGCGCAGGCGGCCATCTACGCGCAGACAAGCGCGGCGCAGGGCGACTTTGCCCGGACGTCCGGCGGGCTGGCCAACCAGCAACGGGTGCTCGACGCCCAGATGGCGAATCTGAAAGCGACCATCGGCGAGGCGCTGCTGCCGATCGTACTGTCCCTGGTGTCGGTGCTGAACAACCTGGTGCAGGCCGTGCTGCCGCCGCTGACCGGTTTCATCCGCAACCAGGTAATGCCCGTGATGACTGCGTTGGGCGACGTGATCAACCGCATACTAGGGCCGGCGGTGGCGGCGATCTCTCGCGCGTTTCAGGGCCTGGGCGGCACGCTGGAGCAGCAGCGCAATGGGCCGCTGGCCTATCTCGGGCGCTGGTTCGCGGAGAATATGCCGCGCATCCAGTTGCTGGTCGAACGTGTCGTCGGCGCCATCACCGGCTTTTGGGAAGCACACGGCGAGCGCATCATGGCCGTCGTGCGGCCGCTCCTGGAGTGGCTGATCGCGTTCTGGGACACCCAACTGCGCACCCTGCTCGATATCGTCACGGCGCTCCTGCAGGTGCTGACCGGCGATTTCAGCGGCGCTGGCGAGACGCTGCGCGGCATCTGGAACAGATGGTGGGAATTCCTCAGCACCACGTTCACCAACATGCGTGACGGCATCATAAATTTTTTCGCATCGGTCAACTGGCCGGAGCTCGGCCGGACAATCGTCGTGGGTATCGCCACTGGGCTGCGCAACGCGGCGGTGTTCGTGGTGACGGCCACGCAGGATGTCGGCGCCGGAATCGGCAACTGGTTCCAGTCAATTGATTGGTTGGCCCTGGGCCGGACAATCGTCGTGGGGATCGCCACTGGCGTCGCGAACGCAGCGAGCCTATTGTGGTCGGGGACCAGCACGGCTGGAGCGCAGATCGCCAACTGGTTCCAGTCCGTGGACTGGGGCGCACTGGGCTGGGCAGTCCTCCAGGCGATCGGCGCCGGACTATTGGGTTCGGGGCGGTTCTTGTACGACACTGCGAACACAATCGGCAGCGGGATCGGCGAATGGTTCACTGCCGTGGACTGGGGGGCCATCGGGACGGCCATCGTGCAGGGAATCGGCGCCGGTATCATGAATTCCGGCTCCTGGCTCCAGCAGCAGGTCAGCAACGCCGCGCAGAGCGCGCTCGATGCAGCCAAGAATGCCCTGGGCATCCGCTCGCCCTCGACGGTCGCGGCCGAGCAGATCGGCGTGCCGTTTGTCGAGGGCATCGGCGTCGGCCTGCAGCGGGCGCTGGGGGACCTCTCCGGCAGCATTGCGGCGGGCATGTCGAGTTTGGCGGCCGGCGCCCGGGCGGGCCCACTGCAGCCGATAGCCGTCACGCTCAACATCTATGGCGGGGACGCAGCGACCGTCGGCGGCGCGGCGCGTGATGGGGTGCTGGCCGGGCTGCGGGCTGCGGGGTGGCGCTAGATGGCCGTCTACCAGATCTACCAATTCGACGACGCGGCCCTGCCGCTCTACAACCCGGAGCAGCAGTTGTCGCCGCCAGCCGCGCCGAGCGCGCTGGTGGCCAGTATCGGCGGTCAGTTCGATTACGCCGGCGGCCGCCGCGAGCTGGCGCAGGCGCACGAGATCAGCGTGCGCGGCATCTACGCTGCGCCGGAGACGGCCTACCTGGTCGACCACGCCGGCAACCAGATCGTGGACCACGCCAGCAACGACATCATTGTCGCCACAGCGCTGGGCTACCTGCGCTACCAGATGCAGGCGCTCACCGACAAGATCGGCTGCCAGGGCACACTATGGCGCCGGCGCTGGGACGATGAGACGGTTGCGCAGTGGAAGACGGCCAGGCTGCGGACCGTGCGCCAGAGCCACGACTACAAACGGCGGCTCTACCTGGCGGAAATTGAAGCCGCTTTCGAGAGCAGTATGGTGGGTTGGCGGGCGGCGACGGCCGTTACCGTCAGCGGTACGCTCGTCACCAACGGGCGCGTTGGACTCCGCATCGACGGCGGCGGCGATGTGCAGATCGACGATGCCGTGCTGACCATTGCGGCTACCGGCGCGATCACCAGCCTGACCATTGCGGCCACTGACGCCGGGATCGAGCTGGTCTACGCCGGCACGTTGGCGTCCGGCCAGACGCTGACCATCGACGCCGGCGCCCGGACGGTCAAGCGTGGGACCGCCAACCATTACCAGTATTTCAGTCTCGGCGCGAAACACACCGCCGACGGCTGGCTGCCTCTAGCCCGCGGCGTCACGCCGCTCGTGATCTACAGCGACGGGCCGGGCACTGCAACCGTGAGATACTATCATCAGTTCCTATGAGGTGACGCATGACATTCCTGGAGCAGGTAACACGCGCCGAAAACGGCGAATTTCAGATGCAGGTGCGGCAGGCGGCGGTGACGCGGGCGATCCAGATCATGGACCTGGCGCCGACGAACACGCCGGAGGACATCGAGGCGCACCGCAAACGAACGGCGCTGGCCCGCGAGGTGCTGCTCAACGCCAACCAGCTGGCGCGGGCATTTGCACCAGCGGTGGCCAGCAATCCCGGCCTCGCCGAGACGTATACGGACGGGGATCTGCAGTACACACTGAACACGTACTGGGACGCGTTCGCCGGCATCGTGAAGCCGCCCATCGACGCCAGCTAATCGGGATCTATGAGATTCTTCATCGACATCGAGGACGCAAACGGCAGCAAAGTTGGCCCGGGGCCGATTACGACGGCGGCCTCCTGGACCTATACAGCGCGCCTGGACCGCGCTGGCTCGTTCGCGTTCGAGATGCCAGCGGCCGATCCCATGGCCGCCTATGTCACAAAGAAACGCAAAGCGCGCGCATGGGCGCTCATCGACGAGACGTGGACCGAGGTCGGCGCGGGCATCATCGACGCCATTACCCGGCGCCCCGACAAGAACGGCCGCATCGTCCTCAGCGCCAGCGGAGATGACGAGCTGCGCGAGCTCGCCTATCGCAGCGTCGGCAGCCTGGCGCTGGCGAGCGGGAGCGCCGCCATCACCCACGCCGCGGCCGTGACGGCCGTGGGCGGCGCGGTGGCCACCGGCTGGACGCTCACCGCAGACCCGAGCCCGGGCAACAACGCGGTCTATGGCGCGTTTGCGGGCGAGACCGTCCTCCAGGCGCTCATTCAGGTGGCGGACAAGTGCAACACGCATTTCTATCGGTCCGGCGCGCGGAGCTTGACCTTTGCCTCGACGTGGACGGCCAGCGGAATCGCCGCCGTCCGCGCCCAGGGCAACCTGGCGCCGGAGACCTGCGCGATCACCGATCTCGAAGAGCGCATTGAATCCTACGATCTGCTGACCCGCATTGTGCCGCTGGGCGCGGGCAACGGCGAGGTGCGGCTGACCCTGGCGGCCACCACGCAGAGCGCGCCGGTTGGCTACACGCTGAGTGCCGCCAACAATTACCTGCAGAATGACGCGGCGGTGGCCGCCTACGGCGTCATCGACGCGCCGTGGATCGAGTTCAAGGACGTGCGCCCGATCTCGAATACGACCGCCGACCTCCAGGCCGCCGCCGACATGCTGTTCCGGCTGGCGCTGGCGGAGCTGCAGCGGCGCAGCGTGACGATCGAGCAGGCCACCTACACGGTGCAGTTGGCCGAGTGCGCCGTGCTGTTGCGGCCGATGCAGACGCTGCGGCTGAGCTATGCCGACCCGGATCGGGCGATCGTCGTCGACGCCAACCTCAATATTCTGGAAGCGACGTGGAGCGTGGATGCAACCGGCGTTCGGACGACGGCGGTGCAGGTCACGAATGGCGATAGGTGGCCGGAATCTAGCGCCGACGTGCTGGTCGAGCGTATTGCGGAGAGCAGCGTCTACCAGGCCCACCCGCAGCTGGGTGCGAACAGCTACGTGATCTCCTATACCAAGAATTTGGATGACGACCGCGACAACCCGGCCGTCTTCCGGTTCCGCTTCGACGAGGAGGTCGTGCAGCTCGCCCGCGCGGTCTACGATTTCCAGCTCCTGCCGCTCGAATCCACCGTCACGGCGGTGGGGCTGGAGCAGGAGACCTCCGGGACGATTACGACCAGCTATAGCGGCAATTCCGGCTCATCGAGCGCAGCCAACAGTGGCACGCCATCGACCACAGATACGGGCGCGCCGTCGACCGCCAACACGGGCACGCCGTCGACGGCCAACACGGGAGCGGCAAGCGGCAGCACGGGCACGCCATCGACCACAGATACGGGCACGCCGTCGACGGCCAACACGGGCGCGGCCTCCGGCAACACGGGCGCGGCCTCCGGCAGCACGGGCACGCCGTCGACCACAGATACGGGCACGCCGTCGACGGCCAACACGGGCGCGGCTTCCGGCAACACGGGCGCGGCCTCCGGCAGCACGGGCACGCCGTCGACCGCCAACACGGGAGCGGCTTCCGGCAACACGGGGGCGGCTTCCGGCAACACGGGCGCGGCCTCCGGCAGCACGGGCACACCGTCGACCGCCAACACGGGAGCGGCTTCCGGCAACACGGGCGCGGCCTCCGGCAACACGGGAGCGGCCTCCGGCAACACGGGAGCGGCCTCCGGTGACACCGGCGGATCTGGCGAGTTGACCAGTAATTATCCCAGTGGAGGAGACACGGCTGCGGACGGCACCCATCGCCATTGGGGGACGGTCTCCAGCGATTCTACTCCAGATGTAGGTCCAATCTATATTAGCTATGATGCCGGGCTGCCTGGCTATCGATTGACTCATGGTGGTACTGGCACCTATGATGTTTATACCGCCGCCTACGCTGGCAACCATCAACATGCCATTGGTAGTCACGCGCACACGCTGAACAGCCACGTGCACACGCTGAACAGCCACACGCACGACCTCGGCAGCCACACCCACACGCTGAACAGCCACACGCATGATCTGGCGAGCCACACCCACACGCTGAACAGCCACACGCACGACCTCGGCAGCCACACCCATGATCTGGCGAGCCACACCCACACGCTGAACAGCCACACGCACGACCTCGGCAGCCACACCCATGATCTGGCGAGCCA